AGAGGTTTTAGCATGAACAGACCTGACAAGCTTATTAATAAATTGTCTATAACAGAAAGAGAAATAGGTGGAATACCTAACTCAAGTGAAGATATTAAACAAGCACACGCTGCTGCTATTGAAAGTTATATAGAAAACTTTGTAGGTATTAAAGAGAATAATTACGGCGATATGTATCACCAAAAAACATTAGAAGACTGGGCAGTTTTTAATATAAATAACAGAACTAAACATGATGCAACAATAAGTTCTGGACTAGCTATAATGGCTTGTAACAAAAATTTATATAGACCAGTTCCTCAAACTAGTATTAATAAAATAAATCTTGGTATAAAGACTTATGACAATACCGGCACAATATCAAAAATTAATTAATATATATGCAAGCTACAACTACATATAGTACCTTCCCAGACCAGGTCGTACCTGCTGCTGAGAAAGCTACATACGAATATGGTTTAAAAGTTGCGCGAGCTATCGAAGGCGAATGGTTTAGAAATTCACAAGGAACTGGTTATAGGTATATGACCAACTATAATAATTTTCATAACTTAAGACTTTACGCTAGGGCAGAGCAACCAGTACAAAAATACAAAAATGAATTAGCCATTAATGGTGACTTGTCTTACCTTAATTTAGACTGGAAACCAGTTCCAATTATACCTAAGTTTGTAGATATCGTAGTTAATGGTATGTCACAAAGATCTTATGAGGTTAAAGCAATGGCTCAAGATCCTACTTCATTAAAGAAAAGAACAGAATACGCTCAGCGTATCGTAATGGATATAGAGAATAGGGATTTTAATGCTGTTGTGATGGAAGAGTTCGGTATAGATATGAGAGAGTCTAGAGATAAAAATACTCCAGAAACTTTAGAAGATCTACCAGCGCATATGCAAATGAATTATAAGCAAGCTATAGAAGTTGCTGAAGAAGAAGTTATAAGTCAAATATTAGATAAAAACAAATATCACTTAATAAGAAAAAGATTAAATTATGACTTAACTGTTTTAGGTATATCTTGCGTAAAAACAACTTGGAATCTAGCGGAAGGCGTTGTTGTCGATTACGTTGATCCAGCTAATATAGTTTATTCATATACTAATGATCCTAATTTTGAAGATGTTTATTACGTAGGTGAAGTTAAAAATGTACCTTTAGTAGAATTAAAAAAGCAATTTCCTAGCTTAACACCTGAGCAAGTTAAAAAACTTCAAAACTATACTGGTAACACTGCTTACTCATCTAACTTCAACGGAAGATACGATCAAAATACTGTACAAGTTCTTTACTTTGAATGGAAAAGCTATATTGATCAAGTATTTAAAATAAAAGAAACAGCTACTGGACTAGAGAAAACTATAGAAAAAGAAGATACTTTTTTACAAGTAGAAGAAACAGATAACTTTAAAAAAGCTTCAAGGTCTATTGAGACGCTTTATTCAGGAGCTAAAGTATTAGGTATGGAAGAAATGTTAGACTGGCGAATGGCTGAAAACATGACTAGACCATATGCAGACACTAGCAAGGTTAATTTAAGCTACACTATTACCGCGCCAAGGATGTATCAAGGCAGAATAGAAAGCTTAGTTGGTAGAGTAACTGGTTTTGCTGATATGATACAGTTAACTCATTTGAAACTACAACAAGTAATGTCTAGGATGGTTCCTGATGGAGTTTATTTAGATATGGATGGTTTAGCAGAGGTTGATTTAGGTAATGGAACTAACTATAATCCAGCTGAAGCTTTAAACATGTATTTCCAAACTGGTAGTGTTATAGGTAGATCTTTAACACAAGACGGTGAAATGAATAGAGGTAAAGTTCCTATCCAAGAACTTCAGTCATCTTCCGGTGGTGCTAAAATATCTTCTTTAATAAGTACTTATCAGTATTATTTACAAATGATTAGAGATGTTACAGGTTTAAATGAAGCTAGAGATGGTAGTAATCCAGACACTAACGCGTTAGTTGGTTTACAAAAATTAGCTGCTGCAAACTCTAATACAGCTACTAGACATATACTACAAGCTAGTTTATATCTAACACTTAGAACTTGTGAAAATATATCTCTTAGAGTTAGTGATTCTTTAATGTTTCCATTAACTAGGATGTCGTTAATAAATAGTATATCTAATTTTAATGCACATACTTTAGATGAACTTTCAAAAGTAAATATACATGACTTTGGAGTGTTTATAGAACTAGAGCCAGATGAAGAAGAAAAAGCGCAACTAGAACAAAACATACAAGTTGCTTTACAAACGCAGTCTATAAATCTTGAAGACGCTATAGATATAAGATCTGTAAATAATCTTAAGTTAGCTAATACTATGCTTAAAAAACGTAGATTAGAAAAAGAAGCTAAAGATCAACAGATGAAAATGCAGCAAATACAAGCTCAAGCTCAAGCCCAAGCAGAGACTAACGAGAAGGCTGCTTTAGCCGAGTTGCAAAAGCAAGAAGGTATGGTTAACAGTAAAGTTCAGTTAGAACAAGCTAAGTCACAGTTTGAAATACAAAGACTACAAACAGAAGCTGAAATTAAAAAACAATTAATGCAGCAAGAGTTTGATTATAACATGCAATTGGCAAAACAACAAACAAAAGTTGTACAAGCTAAAGAGCAACAGATAGAAGATCGTAAAGATAAAAGACTTAAAATTCAAGGAACTCAACAGAGTGAAATGATAACCCAAAGAAGAGAAGATGGTTTACCTATAAACTTTGAATCTAAAGGTAACGATAATTTAGGTGGTATTGGTTTAGAACAATTTGCACCTAGATAATTTATATTAACTATTATATTATATTATGTCAAAAGAAGAAGTAGTAGAGGCTCCTGACGGAACCTTAGAACAAGGTGAATTTAAAATAAAAAAGAAACCTAAGAAACTAGTTGCTCAAAAAAAAGTAACTAAAGTAGATATGGCTAAAAAAGAAGAGCCAAAAGTTGAAGCTAAAATAGAAACACCTGTAGTTGAAGAAACTAAAGTTGATAAAATTGAAGTAGAACAACCTGTAGTTGAAGAAAATAAAACTGAAGAATCTCCAATTATCGAAGAGATAAAAGTAGAAGAAACTAAAGAAGAGATTGAAGAAACTAAAGAGGTTGTTGAAGAAATTAAAGAAGAAGTAAAAGCGAATCCACAAATAGAGTTGCCAGAGAATATTGAAAAGTTAGTAGACTTTATGAAAGATACTGGTGGCACTGTAGAAGACTATGTCAATTTAAATAGAGATTACAGTAAACTAAATGGAGAACAATTACTTAAAGAATATTATAGTGTAAGCAAACCACATTTAAATGCAGATGAAGTAAATTTTCTTATGGATGATACTTTTGCGTGGGATGAAGGTGAAGATGAAAGAGTGGTTAAAAAGAAACAATTAGCTTACAAAGAAGAAATTGCTAAAGCCAAAAGCTTTTTAGATAGTTCTAAGAAAAAATACTATGAAGAGATCAAGTTGAAACCTTCAGTATCACAAGAACAACAAAAAGCTAATGACTTTTTCAATAGATACAACGAAGAACAGAAGGTGATTCAACAGCGTCACGAAAGTTTTACAAACAATACTAAAAAGTTATTTGCCGATGAATTCAAAGGTTTTGAATATAATGTTGGTGATAAATCTTTTAGATATAATGTAAATAACAAAAATGATGTTGCTCAAAATCAATCTGATTTAAATAATTTTGTTGGGAAGTTCCTAGATAAAAAAGGTGAAATCAAAGATTATAGAGGTTATCACAAAGCCTTATACACTGCTAGTAATGCTGATAAAATAGCAAAGCACTTTTACGAACAAGGTAAAACTGATGCGATAAGAGATGTTAATGCTAAATCTAAAAACATAACAAATGAAGTTAGAGCTACAAGCTCTGGTGAAATGTTTGTTAATGGTATGAAGGTAAAAGCAATTAGTGGAGTAAATAGTTCTAAGTTAAAAATAACAAGAAAAAAATAAAACTTAAAACTTAAAAAACAAAAATTATGGGATTTTCAACTGGCGGGTCTTTTCCCGCTTCCTTAGTTCCAGCTGCTGAACAAACAGTATTAAATAGTAACTATTTAAATTTTGCTGACGGTTCATCTGACTGGGCACAACAATATCTACCTGAGCTTTACGAAGCTGAAGTAGAAAGATACGGAAACAGAACTTTATCTGGTTTCTTGAGAATGGTAGGTGCAGAAATGCCTATGACTTCTGATCAAGTATTATGGTCTGAGCAATCTAGGTTACATGTGTCTTATAACACTGCTAATTACGCATCAGGTACTACACTTGAAGTTGACTTAAGTGCTACTGGCCCAGTTAATTCAGCTGGTGCTGCAACAGCATCTGCTAGCTGTGCTATTAAAGAAGGTAATACTATTCTTTATACTGACACTGCTACAGGTCTAACTACTGGTAGAGCTTTAGTAACTAATGTTTCAGCACCTGCTGCTAACGTCGTTACTTTAACAGTAGTTCCTTATGCTGCTCCAGCGATTAATACTGCTTTTTCAGGATTAACTACTGCTGGTGACATGAGCGTATTTGTATACGGTTCTGAATTTGAAAAAGGTGGTGGTGGTTCTGGAAGTCCTTATGATGGGATGCAGTCTATTACTCCTGAATTTCAAGAGTATAACAATTCTCCAATTATAATTAGAGATAAGTACCAAGTTTCTGGTTCTGATGCTTCTCAAATTGGATGGATTGAGGTTGCCACTGAAGATGGCACTTCTGGATACTTATGGTATTTAAAAGCTGAGTCTGAAACAAGATTAAGGTTTGAAGATTATATGGAAATGGCGTTAGTTGAAGGTGAACTAGCTGGGCATACTGTTGTTCCAGGTGGTGGTTGGACTGCTAACTTAAAAGGTACACAAGGTTTATTCAAAGCTATTGAAGCAAGAGGTAATGTTTATCAAAACTTCGCTGGTGCAGCTGCTCCAGGTTCAGGTGCTATGGGTGATTTTGATGCTATTCTTAAGCAATTAGATAAGCAAGGTGCTATTGAAGAAAACATGTTATTCTTATCTAGAGCTTCTGCTCTTGATTTCGATGATATGATTGCTGCAATGAATGGTAATTTTGCTTCTGCTGCTGCTGCTTCTTATGGTTTATTTGATAATGAATCAGAAATGGCACTTAACTTTGGTTTTACTGGGTTTAGAAGAGGTTCTTATGACTTCTACAAGACTGACTGGAAATATTTAAACGATGCTTCTACTAGAGGTTTAGTTAATAATATTGATGGTGTATTAATTCCTGCTGGAACTACTACAGTTTACGATCAAATGTTAGGATCAAATATCAGACGTCCTTTCTTACATGTAAGATATAGAGCTTCTGAAACTGAAGATAGACGATACAAAAACTGGATTACTGGTTCAGTTGGTGGAGC